CGGACCGCCGTTTTGAATAACGAACTGCAGGATAAATTTGTCTGCTGGTATCCGGGTTTTCAAAGTGACGGGAAGGGACCAGCGATGGCAGCATAGCTCACGCTGCCCCAATATTTTTTATGCTCTCCTATCCAACGTTACCCGAATGAAGCGTGTGGATTTCTTGTGCGCACACAGGGTGAGAAATATCGCTTTATGGAAGCGATGAATGTCTCTGAAACGCCACGTGAGGATTTTGTCATGCGTGCCAGCGACATTATTGCGGCCGAAGATGCTGGGGAAGTGATCGCTATTTGGCACTCTCACGTTGAGCGCAGCGCAGAGGCGTCAGACCCGGATCGCTCCGGGTGCGAGGCGACGGAACTACCGTGGATGATTCTGGCAATTCGCAAAAATGTGGAAAGCGAGATGCCATTCCACTTTAGCGAAATGAACGTCATTTATCCGTGTGGTTTTGAGATGCCCTACCTCGGGCGCCCATACGTATTCGGTGTGTTTGATTGCTGGATGCTGTGCCGCGATTACCTAAAGCGTGAATTTGACGTTGAGCTGAATGCAAACGCCCACCTGCATATTCCTTCCTGGTACACGGGGGACAACGACATCCTCGACCAGAACTACCGAAATGAAGGACTTGTCCGCATGGCGCCGGGGACGGAACCCCAGCGCGGCGACATCTTCTTCATCCAGTACGGGAAAATGCCAGATCACTGCGCGGTATACATCGGCGACGGCATGATCATGCATCACCAGATCGACCGTCTCAGCTGTCGGGCTTATTACGGTGGGATGTATCAGAAGCACACGACGCATCACCTGCGTCACAGGGATTTACTCAAGGGAGACGAGACGTGTCTGAATTAGTTCATGTTCAGCTCGGCGGTGCGATGGCAAAGAACTTTGGCCGCCATTGGAAATTGAAGGTGCGCAACACCAAACAAGCCATCGATTTGATTGAGGCGAATCGCCCGGGCTTTAAAGCCTGGATTAAGCGTAACCGTAACCACTTCGATAAGTACCACATCCAGGTCACAAATAAGCAGGGCCACAAGTGGTCAATGGACGACACCGAATACCAGATGATGGGCGAGTCGGAAAATATCGCAAAAATCCGCATTACTCCCGTACCACGTGGCAGCGGTGGTAAGGCGTTTGGGTGGTTCCAGACTTTCGTGGGCGCCGCGATGATCGCTGTCGGCGCTCTGGCCTCTGGGCTGACTTTTGGTGCGTCTTCCGCGCTGGTGATGGGAGGGATGTCATTGATGATGGGCGGTGTGTCCATGCTGATTTCGCCGCAGGCATCAAATGCGTCTGTCAGACAGGCGGATAACACGGATTCGTTTTACTTCGATGGGCCTCAAAACACCAGCAACCAGGGAAACCCGGTTCAGCTTAATTACGGCGAGGAAATTTTAGTTGGCTCACAGATTGTGAGTTCTTCAATCACCATAGACCAACTGTAAGGGAAGTTTTTTGAACATGGATCAGTTCAAGAAAAAGAGATTGCCCCTCCTGATTGCGGGAGCGGGCGGCAAAAAGAGCTCAGGCTCAAGCCGTACACCAGTTGAAGCGGATGATACCGTTAATTCTCGTACCATGGCGTCTATCCTCGATCTGCTCGGGGAAGGTGTTGTTGGTGGGTTGATTGACGGTGCTAAATCTATCTTCGTCGATGGTGTGGCGCTACAGAACGAAGACGGTTCATTCAACCGTTCCGGTGTAACTTGGGATTTCCGGGATGGTTCGCAAGACCAAAGCCCGATGCCTGGTTTCGATTTTGTCGAAACGCCAAAGGCCGTTAATACACAGCTGAAAACCACAAACGCGGTTACGGTCGCCATCGATAACGACGATGCTGATCGTGTTCGAGTGATCATGAAGTTCCCGTCGCTGCGGAACATTGACAAGAAAACAGGGGACACAAACGGTACTTCGGTCCAGTTTAAGTTCCAGCTGGCCAACGGCAATGGCTCTTTCTATGACGTGATTGCTGCAGGTGAGAGCAGCTCTGACGTGACGCTGACTGCGAAAAAGACTGGTGTCTACTACCGCAGTTACGAAATCCAGCTTCCAAAGCCTGGGCGTGCCTATAAAGTGCGCGTGCTTCGTCTCTCCGCCGACAGCAACGATCAGTATCTCTTTAACGATACCTGGGTCGACTCTATCGGTGAGATCGTTGACACCCCAATGAACTACCCGAACTCCGTTCTGGTTGGCCTTAAGGTTAACTCTGAGCAGTTTGGTAGCTCTATGCCGTCACGTTCGTATCTTATCCGTGGCCTCAAAATCCGTGTGCCTTCGAATTATGATGAAAATACGAACACTTATAACGGCGTTTGGGATGGAACATTTAAGCTTCTGTCGTCTTCCAACCCTGCCTGGATTCTGTTCGATCTGCTGACCAATGCTCGTTATGGCCTCGGCAAATTTGTTTCGGAGTCAATGATTGACCTTGGCCAGCTTTATCAGATCGGTCGCTACTGCGACGAAGAGGTTGATGATGGCTTTGGCGGCAAAGAAAAACGCTTTGCAATCAACACCCAGATCACCAGTCGTCAGGACGCTTATCGTCTGATTCAGGATATTGCCGGCGCTTTCCGTGGCATGGTTTTCTGGGCTGGTGGCATGGTGAATATCATGCAGGACAGCCCGTCTGACCCTGTCATGCTGTTTACCAACGCAAACGTAAAAGATGGCCTGTTTACCTATAAAGGCTCTGCTCGAAAAGACCGGCCGTCCGTTGCGCTGATTACCTATAACAACAAACAAGACGGCTATAAGCAGAACGTTGAGTATGTTGAAGATCAGGAAGCGATGGCCCGATACGGGGAGCGCAAGACCGAGGCCGTTGCGTTCGGATGCACCAGCCGTGGTCAGGCTCATCGTGTAGGTTTGTGGCTGCTCTATACCGCGCGTATGGAGTCAGACATGATCACCTTTACCGCGGGCCTGGACGCCTCGTTCCTGATGCCGGGCGAAACCGTTCTGATCCAGAACAAATATCGTGCCGGCAAACGCAATTCCGGTCGCATTGTCTCTTTCACCAAAAACAGCATCACCCTCGATGCACCTGTCTCTCTGAAAAAGAGCGGTAGCTTCATCCGTATCATCAATCAGGAAGGCAAAATCGTTGAGCGAGACATCAACGAGACCGGCGACAACATCACTAAAGTTACCTTCAAGACGGCGTTGGCCACAGCCGATCAACCAGTAGCGAATGGCGTCTGGACGATCACCGAACCAGACCTGGTTCCAATGCGGGCGCGCGTTGTCGCTATCGCGCAAGGTGAAACCCCGGGGTCGTTTGATATCACGGTGGTGCAGAACAATGCATCTAAGTACCAGGCGATTGATAACGGGGCCGCGCTCGTTCCAGAAAATACGACGGTTCTTGATCCCACATATTCCAAACCGAGCAATCTGGTCATCTCAGAAGGCACCTATCTGTCCAGTCCGGGCAACTTGTCCGTGAAGCTGATGCTTGCCTGGGAAGGTAAATCACCAGAATACTGGGTCAGCTGGCGCCGCTCCGACGAGGGCAACGTCTCCAACTGGCAATCTGCCCGCGCCACGGAAGAACAATATGAAATCGTCAATGTTGCCGAAAATGGGCGATATGACTTCCAGCTGTATTCCGTTTCCTTCGGCGGCAAAAAATCCGAGATCATTACTGCTGTCTATCAGGTAAAAGGCACGACGCCGCCGCCAGGGGCGCCCACATCACTGACCGCGGTGGGGGATTATCGTAACGTGGTATTGAATTGGGTTAACCCTGATTCAGTCGACCTCGCGCAGATCAACGTGTATGCGTCCAAAACAAATAAGCTGGACACCGCAACACTCATTGCTCAGGCCGCCACAACGACTTTCACTCACGCTGGCCTGGGTGACAACGAGACCTGGTATTACTGGATTCGTGCGGTAAACAAACGTGGGATGGTAGGCCAGCCGAACTCGAACCTCGGTACAGAGGCCACCACTCGCGACGTATTGTCTTTCCTGAAAGATAAGATCACATCTTCTGAACTCGGCAAAGAGCTGCTCGACGAAATCGACAGCAAAGCCACTCAGGAGGCGGTAGACAACGCCATTGGCGAGGTTCAGAACTCAGTCAACGAGTCTATTCAGCAAGTTGAAAACGACCTGGCGCAAACCTCCTCCGAAATTAAGGCGCAGGTTGACTCTGTCAATCAGTCGCTGAAAGAGGACATTGATACCGTCAATCAGACAATTGTCGACAATATCGATACGGTCAACCAGACGATCAATACCAACATCTCCAACGTAAACAGCCAAATTGAAGCTGCAAAACAGTCGATTAAAGACGGCGACGCTGCTCTGTCGCAGGAGATTAAGAATGCGCAGTCATCACTGACAACGTCGCTCTCCCAGACCAGCAAAGATCTGACAGCGGCCATTCAGAAAGAGACGAATGACCGTATTGCAGATGTTAATGATGCAGCCAAACAAGCGGCCGACCAACTGCTGAGCGCGAAGAATGAGCTGAAAACCTCTATCGATAGCTTGTCTGAGGTTGTGACCTCCGGTGACGAAAATCTCGCGCGACAGATCTCGCAGATTGCCGCGGGCACAGGAGAACAGTTCGACTCTCTGAAAATCTGGTATTTCGACCAGGACGCCGAAGGCTGGACGGAAGATGATAATGGCTACACGCCAATGAGCGTCACCAGCGATGGCTGGCTGAAAGCGAACAATCCGACCTCAACCTGTCGTTCCCCTAACGGATTGACGATCGATGCCCATGCTTATCGTTTCATTAAGATGCGCATTAAAAAGGTTGGCAACCCAACCTGGAACGCCAAAATGTTCTGGATTGGCGCTGATGAAACCGGCTGGAATGCTGGTCGCTCAGTGGTTATCAGTGAGCCGGAATACGATGACAAGGGTATTGCGATTCTGACCCTGCACGACATTGAGTGGCGAGATTCGACAACGATTCGTCGTTTCCGCTTCGATTTCACTTCAGGTCAGGATGCGGACAATTACCTGTTATTCGACTGGATCGCCATCGGTCGACCGACGCCGGGCGCAGGCATGGCCGCGTTACAGGAAGAGCAGCAGGCTCGTGCGAATGCAGATACCGCCGAAGCGCAGGCGCGCAGCACATTGGCTGCACAAATCCGCGGTTCCTCTGAAAGCGGAAATCTGGACGACATTCGCTCCGGTCTGATCTATCAGGAGAAAAATGCTCGTATCACCGCCGATGCTGCGGAAGCGAGTGCGCGTGAATCCCTGCAGACTGAATTCAACAGAAACAAAGCCTCTGTTGCAGAAGAGCTGCATACGCTGTCCACTGAACAAGCTTCCCAGGCAAGCAAGATTACCGGGTTGCAAACAAGCCTTGGCCAGAAGGCCGATGCCAGTGCAGTACAGACAATTTCCCAGAAGGTCGAAGAGCAGGGCAACACCCTTAAATCACAAGGGGCGGCATTGTCTACGCTGGATAATCGCGTAGGAAGTGTTGAGTCTGGTGTATCTGCGAATAGCAAGGCGATCACGGGTCTGCAGTCGACCGTAACCCAGCAGGATAAAACCCTTAGCAGCCAGAGTGAAAGCATCACCACCCTGAATAACTCGCTGAGCGATATCCAGAGCGATACCGATACTGCCAAAAGCAACCCGAGCAATTTGCTGGTTAACGCCTCCTTTGAGCGTGACCTGGCAGGTTGGTCTGCAGGGAACAGCGTATCCAGTGTTATCAAAGCGAGTGCGCCCCATTCTGGTAGCAAAATTCTTGTTTGCGCCGCTGGCACGGTGCAAATCACGCAATCTGTAAGCGTCGTCGAAGGGCGGACATACAAGCTGTCCTCTTTTGTGCGGTGCACCACTGATGCGGTGATCAGCAGCCCTGGCAACAACAAACTGCGTATTGGCGCGGCTACGTTGCTCAAAGAGATTCCGATCCGTCCGGAGAATCTGCCCAAAGATGAAACATGGAAGGAGGTCTCTGATACCTGGAAGGCGACGCTGACCGGTAAAGTTGACGTATCGATCATGTCTTCTCTCAAAACCGGTTCTCAGTACTTCGATGATGTTGGTTTTGTTGACGTCACTGATGCTCTGGCGATTGAGGCGAACGCCAGTGCCACCAATGCTTTGACCTCTCGGGTATCGTCTGTTGAGGGCACCATCACCAGCCAGGGGCAGCAGATCACTTCGATGCAGAACAGCATCAAGAACAAAGCTGACGCCTCAGCTGTGACTAATCTGACAAACCGCGTAACTGCTGCCGAAAATCAGATCTCCAGCCAGTCCCAGAGCATCACCAGCCTGTCAAACTCGCTGGATAACGCCAATGCTGATGCGGATGCCTCGAAAGCGATCATCGGCAACATGCTCAAAAACAACTCTTTTGAACGTGGTTTCGAAGGTTGGGAGTATGTTGGTTGGACTCTGCTGGAGGCCCAAAACCCCAAATCGGGGAAATACATCATCCAGGCGGGCAAACTGGCCTCTGGCGGTGACTCGGGCTGCAACCAAACGATCGAGCTGCAGGCTGGCAAGACTTATCGTATCGGCGCATGGGTTCGCAAATCCGCTGACTTCGCGATTAATAATGCCGGCAACAACAAAATTAGCCTTCGAAACGCAGATCTTACGCCAATAAAGGATATCCCGATCACTGGCGCCGGGCTGTCGACGAACTGGGCGCTTATTAGCGGCGAGTATACGCCAGCCAAAACCGCGAGCGTGGTTGTGTCTCTGCGCGCAAGTGTCGCTTCCGGCTATATGTATCTCGATGACGTCTTCTGCGTTGACGTGAGCAATGAGAAAGCGATTGATGCGACGTCCAATGCGTTATCAACCCTCAACAGCACCGTGACCCAGCAGGGAAAAGACATTACGTCTAACTCCAACAGCATCACTTCGCTGTCAAACCAGATGGTTAACGGCCGCCAGAACATGTGGGTGCGTAGCGTATACAACGTACAACTGGCAAACAGCACTATTGAGCCGACCTTTAGCGATATCAACGGTAAGGCGCCAACCTCGATCGAGGAGGTTCCTGACGCTGCAAAACTGGACTTTGCGAGCGCCGGCAGTTACGTGATCGCGCATTACAAAGCCTTTGTGAAGGTCAATGCTGATACCACCATCACTATGGCACCAGGGGCTCGTGTTTTTGATGATACGGGCGCCGTGTACGTGAACGGTGTTAGGGCTGCCTTTGGTAATGCGAGCTGGAATACGGTTAGCTTTGATCTGAAAGCTGGCTGGAGCACGGTTGAGTTCCTGGTGAACCAATGGACTGGTCAGGCTTACATTAACCTCGGTTTTAAACTGTCCGAGAAAGTAGCCCAGCTGAATTCTGCTCTTGGGATGAACGCGCTTTCGAATGCCATTAGCGCCGTCACCTCAAACGTCAGCACCGTAGGTGATCGCGTCACGAGCACCTCGCAGAGCGTTACTGATCTGCGAAACAGCCTCGAACAGACCAACGCTAATCTGGCGAATAAGGCAGATGCACAGGCGCTGTCTACGCTGCAAAATACGGTCTCCAAGCAGGGGGATACGATTTCCAGCCAGGGTAACAGCATCACGAACCTGAATAATACCCTGACCGCTGCCAGAAACTCCGGTGACAACCTGATCCCGAACTACGATTTCCTGCAGGGTGCAACTGCGTGGGATATCCAGTATCCGGCGGGCGTCGCTTTCGGCAACTTCGGTGATGGTAAGGCTGGGGTTAAGCTGAACCGGACGACCACGACCAGCCCAGGCATCTTCTCCAACAACAACAAGCCGCTGCCGCTTAATGGTCAGCGCAAATATCGTGTTGTGGTTAAAGCCAAGGGCGTGTCCGGGGCGATGAACATGTTGATCCGGCGCCAGAACAAAATCGGCCAGACCGACAGCAATTATGAAGATAAAAACGTCACACTCACCAGTGAGTGGCAGACCATTACCTGGGAGACTGGGCTTACTGCCTCTAACGCTGATGGTCAGAACTTTAAGCTTTACGCGCACCCGGCTAATGCCGAAATCTGGGTTGATACCTTTAAGGTCTTTGATATCACGGATGAGGTGAAGATCAAGGCTAATAGCGATGCGCTGTCTACGTTGTCGAGCACGGTGACACAGCAGGGTGACAAGATCACCAGCCAGGGCAACAGCATCACTAAGTTGACCAATGACTTGGCAACGACCAATAACAACGTCAGTAAAAAAGCGGATCAGAGCGCTTTAAGCGTGTTGTCCGGGCGCGTCGATCAAACAGAATCGGGCTTATCCTCTGCGAATAGCAGTATCACTGCGCTTAATTCGTCTGTACGCGCAGGGAATGCGACAAGTGGCGATTTGATTAGCAACCCGACATTTGACCCAGAGTTTAGTCAGATGGGCTTCACTGTGGTTTCCAGCTCGTCTGAGGGCGTGCCAGCCAATTGCCCATACGCTTATGTTGCACGCATTGCGGCTCGCGACCATCACCCAAATTTTGCTGCTATTCCGGCGACATTGGGGGATGTCTATGAAATGTCTGCTCTCGTCGCGTGTGGCACCGGCTCCGCTGATTTCAACCTGTATCTCGGAACCGCAACACGGCCAAGCGGCAGCGTGGGCGCGCCTCTGTCATCTGGCGGCAACCGCAAGGCGTCGGCCACATGGCAGCGAGTAACCTGGCGTTTCAAAATTACTCAGGGGATTGTCGATCGCGGCTTCTTCCGTCCATTCCTGCAAATCAACCAGTCCAGCCCGTTCGGCACCGTCTGGTATGTGACCGACTGGCATCTGCGGAACGTAACCGACTCCTCCAAAGTTCAGGATTCTCTCGATGCCACGGCGAAAGCGGTTGATTCGCTGACCTCTACGGTAAATCAGCAGGTGGAGAACATCTCCAGCATTGGTACACGTACTACCAATCTTGAGAATAATTTGAGAACAACAAATGCAAACGTTGCTCAAAAAGCGGACGCCAATGCTCTGACGGCACTGACCAACCGTGTTACCCAGACCGAAAAAGACATTAACTCAACGAGTTCTTCTGTCACGAATCTGAACAACAAGGTTGACGCCATTTCTGTAGGCGGGACAAACCTGATTAAGAACTCAGGCGATATGACCGGCTGGTCAAACGTTACCAGTGATACATATCGAGGTAACGCGGTGCTCGGCGCAACTTTAAAAGCTGGCTCCAGTTATCAGACTCTGCGAGAAATTACGCTTGAGTCGCCGGTCGATGCAAGTGAGTACGTTTACAGCTTCTATGCGAAAGGCGGTGTTGCTGGCCAGACGATGACGGCGTTCTTCTACAATCCGAACACTACCACGTCTATCGAGATCAGCCAGGGTACGAAAGGTAACAACAATGATGGCCGCGCGCAGTTCACGCTGACCACTTCATGGGCCCGCTATTGGGTTAAGTGGAAACAGACACCTACCACGGGTACCAAGCGCCTGATTCTGTGCCGTATCGAGAGCAATACCTCCAAAGACCAGACGGTGTACATCAACAGTCCGAAGTTTGAGGTAGGTAATGTTGTTTCCGACTGGAACGAGTCTCCGTCTGATAGCGCCAGTGCGTCGGCTGTGGACTCGCTGACAACGAAAGTTAATCAGCAGGGCACTTCCATTAGCTCTATCGGGAATCGCACCACATCGCTGGAAAACGGGCTATCGACAGCTCAAAACAACATTGCCAAGAAGGCAGATGCTTCTGCATTGCAGGATCTCCGGAACACGGTGACATCTCAGGGTGACGATTTAACCGCGGCGAACAGCAGCATTACCAGCCTGCAGGCCTCGATGAACCGTCGCACTGTGTTTACTGTCACTGCACGGGGTAATGGCAACAGCGTTACCCATGGGGTGTTTGATGAAAGCGGCAAGAATCTGTTTACCCCTGGTCGCAGCTGGGCGCTGGTCACTTTTGCAAAACACAGCGACGGATCAACGGTGATTGCGACCTCCAAAACATACGATGTCTTTGGCAGCGCGAATAATGGCGCCACGATGTCGGCCGATATCGAGGCGCTGGCCAGCGGGACTTACGTTTGTGTCCTGACATTCGATGAGCCAACTGGCAACCGAGGTAAGGTGTTGTCTGCCCTGGAATCTCTTGGTGGCACTTCCGAAGTCGTTAACTCTCTGCCGTATCGTGGCGCCTACATTCTCCTTGGCCGCAAAGGTATGAAGCCGGGCGATGGTCTGGAACTGCGTGCGCCAACCGGTGGCGACGGCACCGCCCACATTTCGACCTCAGTCGAGTTTGTGAACGGGGTAATGATGGGGCTGGGCGCCGCTGGTGGTGTGATGATGAAGGCTGATGCGAACGCATCTGCAATTACCACGCTCCAGAATACAGTGAAGACCCAAGGGGATAATATTGACTCCCTGAGCTCCTCGACAACAGCGCTGGAAAACAGCCTTGCGTCCAGTAACGCCAGCGTGGATGCAGCAAGCCAGATCCCCGGTAACCTGATCGTAAACCCGTCTTTTGAGCGTGGTACGGAGGGCTACACTGGTTGGAGCGGTATTGCCACGGTGGCAACGCTGCAGGTTCCACATCTTGGCACCAAAGCCGCCAAACTAGCAGCGGGTGGTTCTGCAGGCGTAGGCCAGAAGATCTCCTTCAAGAAGGATCGGTCGTACAAAATTGGAATTTGGGCAAAGCAGGACCCTAATACCACCATTCAGTCGACCGACAATACAAAATTCCGTGTGGCGGACGGTAATGGCCTGATTGCAAGTAAGGCTTATGGCCCATTCACCTCTAACTGGCAGGAGGTGTCTTGGACATGGAAGGCGACAAAGGATGTCCTTGCTGACGTTCAGTTCACTGCTTTCTTGTCAGCCGGCGCGATGTACTTTGATGATTTTTATGTCGTCGATGTGACCGACTCTGTTGAAACTCAGGCGAACTCGAGCGCGATCACTAAGCTCGATAGTCGTGTGACCAAGACAGAGAATGACATCACCAGCCAGGGCAGCCAGGTTACGCAACTTAAGAATGACCTTGCTACCACAAACACAAATGTTTCGAAGAAAGCTGATGCGGCTGCGTTAACGGCATTAACGAATCGCGTCACGCAGAACGAGAAAGAAATTGAAACCCAGAGCAGCCAGACAACTTCGCTCAAAAACTCTTTGAGTACTGTTCAGGCGATGGGGAGCAACCCGTGGTTTGATGGTTCTCTGGAGACGTACTCCGAAAACCAGCAGATCAGCGGCTCGCGTGCGGTCGTCGTCAGCTCTCAGAAACGAAGCGGAACGAAGTCGTTGCGTGTTTCCCGCGGCGCCGGTGAGGGCGGAAACAGCGATAAAACCATCGGTAAGTGGATTGCTCTGCGTGAAAATGCGGTATTCCGCATTGAACTCTGGGCGATGATGCCGGCAGATCAGTCGCCATCCTCTGGGTGGTCAACGCTCGTTGGTTTGCAGACCCAAAACGCTGCCAACAACAATAACTGGCCGACGGCAATCACTATCAATGAAGCCGCATTGGGTGCAAGAGGCGCATGGAAGAAATTCACCGGTACGCTCCGTGTAGCCGCTGGCCACACTCGCGGCGCATTTTGGGTATCTACCCGCGGCACAACTGGCACTGGTACACCGGGGTATGATCTGTATATCGATGACGTTGTTGTCACCGATATCACCGACGCAAAAGAGGCTCAAGATTCGGCTAATGCGAACGCATCCGCGCTCACCAGCCTTACCTCACGTGTTACCAATGTAGAAGGGCAGGTGACATCCCAGGCGTCTCAGCTGTCCTCTTTGACGTCCCAGGTGAACGATGCGTCTTCGAAGGTTGATCAGATGGCGCAAACCATCACCCACAACGAGAAAACGCAGTCGTCGCTGAATACCAGCTTGCAGTCGCAAATTGATGCGCAGGCATCGGCAAACATCAAGAACCAGACGGAGTTGAATAACGCCACCACTTCGATGGCGGCAATTAAATCAACTCAGCAGACTCAGGCCACAACGATTAGTGCGCTGTCTCAGCAGCAAACGAATTTAACGGCCCAGGTAGGAGGCCAGTCTGCCGAGCTGCAGGAGCTGAAGAAAACGGTTGTTGAAAACGGCAACGTTAATAGCACCTGGATGGTCAAAATGGAAACCAACAGCAACGGTAAAAAGTATGCTGCTGGTATCGCTTTAGGTATCGATGGCAAAAATTTGCAGAGCCAGTTTCTGGTTCAGGCTGATCGCTTCGGCTTAATCAATACCTCTAACGGAAACACTACCACACCATTTGTTGTGGAAAATGGCGTTGCCTACATGAATGCCGCTGTGATTAAGGATGGCTCCATCACCAATGCGAAAATCGCGCAAGAAATTAGTTCTGATAGTCGTGAAAGTGATGGATATCCTACGTGGTTTATCAACAAAGATGGTCGTTCCAGATTCAGTAATGTATATATCAGAGGCGAAGTTCACGCAAATACTGGCGTACTTAACAACGTGACTATTAATGAGAACTGCACTGTGCTTGGCACAGTGCAAGCTAATAAAATTGTTGGTGATGTTGTGACAATGACCGACCGTGTTGTTAAAAACTGGCCTTCTACAGCCGATACATCATCAGGTACTCGGTATCCTATAGCTACTGTGCAGGGCATGCCATTTGAGCGTCGTATGGTGTTTAACGGGTCTATTATTATTCAGCAGGTTTGGCGTCAAAACGTAACAATCCGCGTTGATGAAACAGTTGTATGGACATTTGATTCAGGTAACGAAGGTAAAAATTTTGAAACTTCAATTTTCTCCATTCGTATACCGGCATCAAATTACGGCCAAACGCAGAATATCACGATCCAGTGGCCTAATCGTGGCGATAGCGGGCAGTTCCGATTTACAGGGGTTATCTCCATGTACAGGACAACCGGCTCCATCTCTTTGGCTTAAGTTTCAGGCGGCTCTTCAAGAGCCGTCAATTAAAATAACAAGGAATGTAATTATGGCAATGTACGAAGTTGGCACCGTTACAGGTGCAGCAAACCAGACAAAGGTTACTGGTATTTCCACCAAGTGGTCGGAGGCTGCACTTGGTATTCAAGAGGGGTCGATTCTTGTCATTTATCGCAATGGAAGTGCAGATCTGTATGCCATCAAATCTGTTAATAATGACACTCAACTGACTTTGACGAGAAACATCACAACAGCTTTTTCTGGTGCGAAATATGGAATTATCACATCAGAAACAGCCAGTACATCGTCTTTTGCGAACCAACTAGCCAGCGCATTCACCCTTTGGCGTAACGTTGTCCAGGGATGGTCTACCGCACTGACTGGAAGTGGCGATATTACGATGACAGATCCTCTAACAGGTGCATCTGTGACTGTTCCTGCTGTTTCAGGAATGGCGAAAGCGTCTGATCTTGCGGCTCTCAGCAACTCGCTGAAAGACGCAGCGAAAACGAGCGTCGCAAACACGTTCACACAGACTCAGACGTTCAGTAAGGGCGTTACGTTCAGTGCCAACATTATGGCTTCAGGCCAAATTTTGCGAAAGGATAGTGCCACGAAGTTCACTGCTATTGATGCCGGGAGCATTGAGCTTTCTGCTGCTACGCCATTCATTGACTTTCATCATAACAATTCTACGGCTGACTATACGCACAGGATCTATACAGAAGATGTGGCGCTATCCATTACTCCGGGGCTACGTGTACGTGGAGGTACTGGTATGTATGGTGCTTGCACTTTGTACAACTCAGCTTATAGCGACGGCTTTACATGCCGTTTATCATCTGACGGTTCACCAGCAGTGGGAGATATCATCGCCACCCCGAGGAGCACGTGGAGATTAAACACGCGGGGCGCGGACGGGAATGGCGACTCTGGGGCGGGAGGTATCTGGTTTGAGGAACAGGTCGGAACCAACCATCGACTGGTCGTCATGCTTCGCGGTTATTCGCAGGATGTCCAGTACTGGCAGTTCTTACCTGGCGGCAGGATTTACAGTAGCCAGAATGGGAATGTTCAATTTCAAGGGACGTCAGATGCGCGGTTAAAGCATGACATTGAACCTACTGACGGTCAGCTGTCTGTTGATCGCATTCGTCAGCTTGAGTTAGTGACGTTTATCTACAACGATGATGAGCTGAGCAGAGTTCGCAGAGGGATTGTCGCTCAACAGGCACAGGAAGTTGATCCTCAATATGTTAAGCAGGTGCACACTTCGTACATGAAGAACGGCATGCAAGTAAATGACGATCGCCTGCAATTGGACAATAACGTGCTCATGATGGATATGCTGGCAACTGTTAAGGTACTGCTACAACGAGTTGAATCACTGGAGAATACACTTCATTCATCCGAAGCGGGAGATATCCTTAAGGTAAATCAAACAGCTCTCGACGCAGATTTGGTTACTGCCATTCAGGAGTAATTTAGTTAATCATAATAGTAGGTAAGCACTTACCTACTATTAATTTTTAATTTATGATATAAATTCGCCATTCGATTTGACTTATTCATGGAGGAAGACATGTCAAACGAGATGGCAGGCGTGACGCCAGAGCAGGTTGAGCGCATTGCCGCAATTGTTGCGCGAGAAGTCGTCGGCAAATTAAGTAAGGAGCTTCGCGACGATATTGGTCAGGAGGTCAACGATCAACTGCGAACTTACTTTGGTGATATGACTCCGGCGCAACATAGCATTCAGCATTCCAACCTGGACAAACTTCTTAATCGGCTCGACACAATTTCAAGCGGGTTCTTTGGGGGCATTATTTCCAAGATTACCTCGTTCCTGATCACCGTACTGCTTTTGGGTTTGGCCGCTTATGGCGTGAAAAATGGACTGCAATAACAGGAGAACAACAAGGATGGGTACTCCAAGAGGCATTCGTAACAATAACCCCGGGAACCTGGATAAAGGTTCGCCGTGGCAAGGGTTAGTAAACAACCCTGCAGAGACGCGTTTCTGCACCTTCAAAGACCCCGTATGGGGGATTCGGGCACTGACTGTGACGCTCATAACCTACCATGATAAGCGCCGCGCAAAAGACGGTTCCAGCATCGATACGATCCGCGAAGTCATCGAGCGTTGGGCGCCGCCGCATGAAAACAACACCGTGGCTTACGTGAACGAGGTATCTAAAGCCGTTGGCGTCACCCCGGACATGATCATCGATCTGCACGACTACGACACTCTGCGTCCACTGGTTGAGGCGATTATCCGTCATGAAAATGGCCGTGGCCCGCTCAAAACGCCGAATACCTGGTATGCGGCAGAAGTTATTGAGGAAGGTCTGCGTCGCGCTGGTGTCGTTAAGCCGGTGAAAACCGTGAAGGCTGTTCCTGTAACCAAAGAGACTGCCGGTGCGACCGTTACGGCGGGAATTGGTCTGGCACAGCTGGCCGACGTCATGCCACAGGTCTCTGCGGCAATGGACAAGGCGCAGGGACACATCACCAGTGGTGATACGGTTCGGATCATCTTCGGTATCGCGACCATTGTGGTGGCTGGCTTTATCGCCTGGTCACAGGTGCGAAAACACCAGAACGGGATGGTCTGATATGACCGGCAGCCTATTTTCAAAGCTGAAGTTTGCTCTGATGACTCTGGCTGCCGTTCTTTTCGTGCTTGTCGGTGCTTATACGATGGGAGGTCGTGCGGCTCGGCAAGCAATCGAAGAGAAGGCCCGACAGGAAGACAGAAAGAGGCTTCAAAGTACAGTGGACGTCAAAAATGAAACACTTGATGAGGTGCGGCGGAAAGATGCTTCTGCTGTTCATCGCGAGCTGCATGATAAGTGGCTGCGTGATTAAGACACAGACTTCCGGCGTGCTGTTTTGCGATGCAGCAAACCCTATTTATGTCAGTAACGACGACTGTATGACCGAAGAGACGGAACGCGAGATCCTCTTCCATAACACGATGGGGGAGCGATTGTGCAACTGGCAGGACAGGCAAGCCTTGAATTAAAAAAGCCCCTCGATTGAGGGGCTTCGTTTACTCTGCTTCAAACAGCTCTTCAATGCTTTTCGTGGGGTAGAAAAGCGAGTTGGCATTCGCCCCCGTCAAAGGGATGAATCCAAACTTCTGATAGAACTGCATTGCGCTTTGGTTTAGTGCATCCACAAACAAAGCGTATATGCCTACTGCGCGAGAAGCCTGATAAACAACCTTCAACGCGTGCGTTACGAGAACCTCCCCGTAGCCTTGTTTCTGTAGGCTGATATCTATTGCCAGACGGCCAAGCGTAACGCTGGGTGCATCTGCGTAGGGGATTTTCCGCTTCTGGGTGTTCGATGGTAGCGTCTGTCTTGCAAAACAGCTCCCGGATAGCGTGTAAAAACCCTTAACTTTCGGCACCGGATCTTTGGTAAGAAGCAGGTAGCCACGTAATATACGCCCGTTGTGTTGCTGTACCAGGCGGTTTTGCAGGAAATCATTCAGAGATGGTTCGCCGCAGTCGAAGCCCGAAAAATCGTAAACGGCTTGTGCTGAAAACATCTCTATGGTCAGATCGGCCACGTCTTACTCCATGCTTTGTAGACGCTTGGCAGCTCGTTTCAGCCTATCATTCGGTGCAGGCGGGTTGCTGATAGCATTCATTACCAGATTCCAGGACTCTTCGCTAAGAATCAATCGGCGATGTTGCTCTATCACTTCCGCAGCACGTTCAGAGGCACTGGCAACCATAAACTGAGTAATCGTCTGGTTGGTCATTGCCGCAGCTTCTTCGATCATGCTCTTGTCGTCGTCGGTTAATCTGAGATCGATGCGCTGTTTTTTCAGTGCTGACATGCTTGTACTCCTAGCCCCACGCCTTTGCTCGCGAGGCATCTCTAAAGTCGAGTTTTCAGTTTCTAGGTTTCAGGTTCTAGGTTTCAGGTTCTAGGTTTCAGGTTCTAGGTTTCAGGTTCTAGGTTTCAGGTTCTAGGTTTCAGGTTCTAGGTTTCAGGTTCTAGGTTTCAGGTTCTAGGTTTCAGGTTCTAAGTTTCAGGTTTGTGTACGGCATTTTTCCGTACAATCAATATAAGTCTAATAGGCTAAACATTCAACTGTTAGTTTGCTCTGTGAGCTAACGCCCTGCATTGCCTATCATTTCACCTTTACACCGTAGCCGTAGGCATTTAGGCTATATCGCATATAAGAAAACAAGTTGTTTCATACGACGATAAATCACACGTAGGGATATCACGAATGACTCAGATCATTGTGGTGGGCGGTACCAAGGGTGGCCCAGGCAAATCGACTGTTGCTCAGCAAATTGCAGCCTGTCTGAAAATCAAAAAGAAAAAGAAAGTCCAGATCACTGATATCGACATCCAGCGCACCACGACAGGATGGTGTGAAGACCGCCGGCATAATGAAGAGTTGGAGCTGATCCCGTTCGCCTACGTCCAGGATGACATCATCAAACACATCACTTCGCTTCGTGGCCGTTACGATTACGTCGTAGTCGACGCTGGTGGTTTCGACTCCGAAATTCAGCGCCACGCTATGCTGATGGCTGACGTGATACTCATCCCGCTTCGCCCGAAACGTCGCGATCTGAAATCCTTGCGTGACATCGACCCCATTGTCGACAGCGTTAGCAGCGTGAATGACAAAATCAAAATCCGTGCTGTAATGAACCAATGCCCGTCTCTGCCTTCACAGGCGGCGCGCATTATCGCTGCAAAAGAAATTGTCGAAACCTTCGGTATCGAGGCGGCACCAGTGAACCTTTACAACCGCAACGTCTATGACGATGCCGAAGAGGCGGGTCGTTCCATCTTTGAGATGACCGGAGCCGAACGTGACAAAAAGGCTGAGGCCGAGATTGAAGCATTAGTAGAATACGTAATGACCTTGGAGGGTGAATAATGTCCATGAAAATGGGTGATCTGGCAAAACGTCCGGCTGCGGAAGCTGCTGCGCCTAAAAGTAGCACCCCGATGCGCCAGCCTGTCCGCCCACAAGGCCGTCCAACACGTGGCAAAGAGAAAATCAAAAGCCGCACGATGTCGCTTGAAGATGAGTATTTCGAATTACTGGAGATGATGAAGTTCATCCCTCGCTTCGAGAAGTTCACCCGTTCTGATGTGATACGTGCAGCTATTTTCCATCTGGCAGAGAAGTCCCCGCAGGAAATTGAGGACATCGTCAAGATGAACGAGGCGATCACCGCTGCTGATGTGACGATGCGAACTGACGAAATAAAGCGCGAGCTGATGAAAAAGAGTTGATTGAAGGCGCGTTAGGCGCCTTTTTCTTAGGAGCATTAATTATGTCCATAACAAAAATCTTAGATGAATTTTTGGCTTCTGATGACAGGGTTGCAGTAATTAAAGGTGAATGGGGAGTAGGAAAAACACATTTTTGGAACCGATACTACGAAGGTAAAAGAAATAAAAGGGAAATTGACCAGATTGCATATTCATATGTTTCTCTATTTGGTCTTAATTCTATTGGAGAAATTAAGAAAAAACTATTCCCTTCCACTATACCGCTTAATCAAAAAATTTATAGAGAGGATTTACTAGAGAAAAAACAACAAATGATGGAGAGGTTTTTCTCGGGAGTATATAAGTGCGTAAGGTATAACAAATTAAGTAAAAAGATCTTTAATAACTTTAGCATAGGGATAAGCGGGTTTGGCATTAAATCCTCCGAATTTACAATTTTTGATGGTTATAATTATGTAAGTAAATATTTAATTTGTTTTGACGATCTTGAGAGAAAAGGTAGCTCTTTAGAGATAAAAGATTTCATGGGGTTAGTTGATGACCTTGCAAGATCAAAAGCTTGTAAGATAATATTGATTTACAATGAAAATAACTTAACTAAAAATGAAGAAGCAAAACAATTTATAGAATATCGAGAAAAAATTGTCGATCGTGACATTATGTATAAACCTGACGTCATTGATAATATCAGAAAAATATTTCCACATAACGATCCGAATTTTGAATTTATAAATAGTGCGGCAGATGTTTTAAATTTAAAAAATATTAGAATATTGAATAAAATAAAAAAGACTCTTTACGCATATGAGTCTGAATTCACAACAGCGTGCAGAGAAGTGCGGAAAGATTTTACCTTCAGAGTTGTTCTTTTTGCATATGTATTTTACTCAGGGGCTGATGAGTTGCCCTATGATGAATTTTTCAAAAAAATACAACCCAGAGCAATGGCTGATAGTTATCATACTAATGATGACGAAATGTCAGCCACTGAAAAATTCATAGAGCAGTTAGATATGTCATTTACAAATTCTGATAATTTATTTGATTACGGGATTGATTATTACTTTAAGCATGGATATTTGCCTTCCAACTTCAGTTTTGAAAGTGCGGTGAAGGCTAAAAATAAAGATTATGAAGATATAGCGATAAATAGAAAGTTAGATGAAATATGGAGTGTTTTTAGAGATTCTTTCAATACAAACCAAGATGATTTTGTTGATGCATTGAAAGGAGCAATAGAGGAGTATAGGTCGAGAATACCTCTTAGCAAGGTTTCCTCGATTTTTATTATTCTAGAGGAGTTAGGCGTTAACTGCGATAGTTATATTACTCAATATGTTGATGATCTTATTAGTAGAGGTTCACTTAATAAAGAATATAATTTATTGATGAACAGCACCATTGAGCATAAAGGCTTATATGAATTGATTAATAATAAATTAAATCAAATAAGAAAGGCCGAATATGATTTAGATGAGTTGCTTGGCCGGTTATCGAGCAGTAATAATTACTCTTCATTACATATTGATGCTTTAAATGCATACAGTGAAGATGATTATTACAACTGGATTGTTACCTGTAACGAAGATGTTTTGGATAAGATTAGGCATGGCCTTCTTAAATTTGACGACCACGTTGATCCTATACCTGGCCAGACTCAAATAACTGATAAAGCAATAGCTGCAATTAAAAGAGTGGCAAGAACTTCGCAATTGAATAAAATAAGAGTTGAAAGATTGTTAAAGATAGATATTGATTAATATTTGCCTGCTTCTGTAGTAATTTTAATACTGGAAGTATAATAATATACAGAAGCAGGTCTTTGATACAAGAACACTCCAGTACACACCCTTCTGATTCCTCTTTCCAAACTGCTTCCCAGTCGCTATGATCCACCAAGAAATAAGTAAGTGGTTACCTATCGGTGAGGGCATGAGCCAGATCTTTTTTGACACCATAAACAACGGCCAGTACGACTTCATGATGGAGTGGGACACAGCGGCCATGGACAAGTGGGTTGCGGAAAACATCGGTCTTTCACGATGCCAGGGGGAGGCTGAGCTCTTTGATACGAAGTGGTTTGACTATCGCGACATGCACCCGCTGATGGCAACCTGCCTGTTCACAGAAGCCTATAAGCGTTCATACTCACAGATCATGCTATCCCATGGCCGCGAGCATTTCGAGACGGCGCCATTTAGTACTGGCCTGAAACGCTTGCCTTACCAAGAGCTCGCGGCGGTGAACAAAACATCCCTTTGGAAAGCTCGCCAGTTTGCAGATAGATATTGCTGCTCTTATGACTATTTTATATCAACCGTTCTCTCTGCAGCTGCGCGCCGGCTCTGGGACAAATTACCTCGCCCTCAGCACCTCTGGCAGCCAGAACTGATTGAGATCTTCGAAAACAAACTCGCCAGTCGTGCGGGAACGCGTCTGGATGACTCTGTAGTGAGTTTTAAGCACTTAGGAGACATGCAGCATGACCCAATTCAGGAACGTTACTTTGAATGGGTTCTGGAGCGTTTGAAACACATAACCCGTGATAAGCGTATCCGCACCATCTTCTCTGCTGTCTGGTTGATGGAGCTGGTGCCTGAGCGCGTTATCTATGCCCATTACCCGGAAGAACTGGAAGAAGCACGGCGACTGTGTTGATCGCCTGCTCCATATTTTTACGATTAGAAAACAACTTGTTTAAGCACCAAAGGATAACAAACACATGACCGAACTTTGCCACACGGGACGAGGGTTGTCTGAAGAGTTCGACGACGACTTCCAGAATCGTCTGGCGGCGTATTTTTGCCGCGATCATGAGTTTCTGACTCGTGCCGGCGATCTGGTTGCCCCCAACCAATTCTCCAATGCGGCGAACGCCGTACTGGTGAACATGGTATCGGGCTATTTCAGAATGTATAAGAGCGCGCCTTCATCGGCGGCCATCCTCGATATGTTGAAGCGTGCTAAACGCGATAAGACGATCAGAGAAGAGATGTTCCCGGACGTTGTGGCGGCGTTTAAGCGGGTGCTCTCGGAAAAACTCTCTGATACGGCTTACATGGTCGACCAGGTCGCAACGTTCGCTAAAAGTGTAGCGTTCGACGATGCGTTGATTAAAGCGGCCGAGATGAAGGAGAAGGGCGACTTCCAGGGGGCGATGGCCATCATGGCCAAAGTGCAGCAGATCGGTTCTAACGAAGCGACGGGCATTTATGACTATTACGCCTCTGCAGCGGAACGTTACAAGGCCCGTGAATATGAAGCCTCTGATGATTACGTGCCGAACAGCATCACCACCGGTCTTCCGCTGCTGGATCGTATGCTCTATCAAAAAGGTTGGGCGAAACGTGAGATGGTGCTCTTCATGGGGTTTGCGAAATCAGGTAAATCGACAGCGATGGGGGAGTTCTCCATTAACGCAACGCTGGCCGGCTACAACGTTTTGTATCTTTCTCTCGAAGTGCATACCTCGATTCTCTCCGATCGCTTCGATGCACGGCTGTCTGAAACGGAGATGTCAAAGCTGGTAGAGCAGCGTGACGACGTTCACCGGAAACTCGCAGAGCTTGGCGCGACGAAAGGGGTAGGGAATCTGTGGGTGGTTGAGCGCCCATCAGGAAGCATGTCGCCTGCAGATTTGGATCGTATGCTCAATAGCATGAAAGCGAATGGCATGATCCCGGATATGGTGGTGGTCGACTATGCGGACTTGATGCGAGCCAGTTACGACCTCCGTGACGACCGGGCGAACATCCGCTCTATCTACACCGATTTGCGTGCTCTCTACGATAAGCACAACGTTGCAGGAATCACGGCATCCCAGACCAACCGTGAAGGTGGTTCATCCGAAGTGGCCACCATGATGCACGCCGCGGACAATATCGAAAAAGTCCGTATTGCCGACTTAGTCATCACTATCAACAAGACTGAGGAGGAAGAAGCCAAAGGCGAAGCACGACTCTATTTTGCTGGTTCTCGTAACCAGAAGGGCGGGGTGAGTATTCGCGTTAAGCAGAACCTCGAACAGATGCGCTTCATCGAGCGGATCATGGAAGTTCTTTAAAAAATAGGCGTGGGGCAAAGACGGATAACAGCCCCACGCCCTTAAAAATTACCTTTTGTTTAATCACAAAAGGAAAAACACATGAGCCTTTATGGTATTCAAAAAACGAGGCTTATCAAGATATTGCCTTTTAAAAACTGCGGTAAATGACAATGAGTGACCTCAAAGAGTTACTGTCCGAGCTGGATTTCGAACAATGGCTGGATATGGAAGGCATCATCTATCGTCGCGGCGGTGTAAGCGCCCGCGGCCGCGAAGTGAATATCAAAGAATGTCCGGTATGTGGAAGCACTAACTGGAAGGTCTATTTCAACCTGACCAACAACGTCGGGAAATGCTTCGCCGGTGATCACCCAGAAGAAATTCAATTTAATAAGCTGGTTTTCCTCAAACACTACAGCGGTAAGTCTCGTCGTGCCTTCGAGGAATACGTACATAACGCACTCCTGTCTCAAGGTTGGGCGCCAAAAAAAGAAGAGGTTGTGCTGGCCAGTGCTGTGGAACTTGAAGGCCCGGTGGCTTTACCGCGGCATTATGAACTACCAATTGACGGTCGGCTGCCGGACTATCTTGTTGAGCGGAACATTAGCCCGGAACTGGCCAAATACTTTGACCTGCGTTACTGCGTCGAGGGAAAACATGCTTATGTCGACCCATATACCGATCAGGTTAAAGGGCAGGCATTCGATATGCGCATCCTGATACCGATTTACGATCTGAATGGGGTGATGAAGACATTCCAGGGGCGTGACGTCACCGGCGCAGCAGAACGCCGATATCTCTTCCCAATGCAGTTGCCGGCGTCGGGCAAGTTTCTCTACAACGGCCACAACGCAGTCGGAAAGCAAACGGTCGTTGTGTGTGAAGGGGCATTTGACGTAATGGGCGTGAAGCGAGCCATCTTCGACGAAGAGACGCTGCGTGATTACGTGGAGCCAATTGGCACGTTCGGGATGCACTTGTCCGGAAATATGAATGAGGACGCTGAAGATCAGTTGGGCGCGTTCCTGACGCTCAAGGCGCGTGGATTACGCAACGTCATCATGATGTGGGATAGCGAGAAACAAGCAATTCGCAACACCATGTCGGCGGCCAAACGTCTCACCAGCATCGGACTAAATGTCAAAGTGGCCTGTCTGGGCGAGGAAGGTCTCGACCCTGGCGACGCGACGCCAGAGCAGATCCTCAAAGCCTATTATCGTGCCAAGCCGTACTCCAGACAGTTGGAGCTACAAAGCAAGGTACTCGGCATTAAAGCTCTTGTATAAATTGCACGCCGCTAATGATAAGTAGATACATACTTATTTTTCTGTAAGAATATGCGCGAAGAAGGAATTGAGGAACCTTTATGAAAGCAGATATTCAGAAGTCCGTTACCGAAATTATCGACAAATCAAGCGTAGAAATTGATACAGGAGAGCGCCAGAACATTATCGATGAGGCGATCCAAACTGCGCTGGAACACATCGCCACGTCTGTGAGTACCGCACCTCTTGCGGAAGGCTCGAAGTACATGCAGGTCTGGGTTCGTTTTGGAGAGTCCCCGGAGCTGCCTGGTGTTAAGCAGAAACGCGCGGCACTCGTCACGTTCACTCGCGAGATGAAAGATGCAACGATAGAAGTACGCGCCGGTGCATGGTACGACGGCCGCGTTGTCTACACCAATCAGGCGGTGTGCGATGAAGGTGAACGGTTTGAGGATATTGTCGACGCGACTCTTCGCGCGATCAAAGGCAGAGCCAGTGTAGATGATGACCCGTCCATCGCGGCGTTCCTGAGCATTGTCGAACTGCCTGAAGTTACCGAACGCGTTACAGATCTGACAACACCACCTGGTTTGCTGGAGTTGGTGGTCAGTGGTGATACCAAAAAAGCCGTTGAGCGCATTCGTGAGGTGGAATACGGCATCATCTGCGATATGTGCCGCAGCGACTTAGACCTGGTGCGCATCATTGTCGACGCGGGTCAAGCATGTGACGGTGTACTCGCCAGTTTTGCAGGGCAGGTGGCACGCCTGGCCAACGAGCTGCCGATGATTAAACAGGAGGCAAAATCCTACGCCGTCCACCATGCCAACGATTTATTGGAGCCATACCGGTTCGAAGCCGCTCAGGACAAAATGACTGGCTGGGCGACCTGGTAAGCCTCGATAAACCATTTAGCCCCTGGTGGGGCTTTTTTAAACTGCGCTCAATAAGTAAGTACACGACTATGGTTAGAAGCATGTCCACAAGAACAGATTTGTCGAAAATCCCGTCTATCTCCGGAAACAACGGTTATTCGCTGCGCTGCCCGGAAGTGAAGATCAACGGCCATGAGGCCCATTGCAGCTATACAGTCTGCCAGCACACCATCCTCGCCTACAAAGAGAAGCATCTCCCGGCTACATCGTTCCAGTCCTGCGCTGCGGCCATTGCTGCTGGAAAATGCCAGGCGCTGAAGATGATGGTCGAAGAGATCCGCAAAGGCGAACAACTCTACTTCATCGATATGGCTGCGCTTATCAAAGAAGTGGAAGAGCAAAACGACCACGCCAGAACGCTTACCCGGAAGCGCAACACCATGACGATTAACAGTCTGGTTAAACGCACGAAGAAAACAGAATCAGCCAAACCCGAAACCACGTCCACCGATTCACTGGCGCCCGTCACTGACGTGTACGCGGCACTCATTGAAGAAGCAACCAAAAAAACACATGAAAACTCCCGAGCGACCGATGGAGGTTAAACACTAATGGAAAAACTGATCGCCCTAAAGCACAAGCTGGATGCCATAAAAACGATGGGAACCAACGCCAAGAAAGAGGCACTGGCCAACCTTGATGAATTTGAGCAGAGCATGGTCTCGCTAATGCTCAACCCATTCATTCGATTCGGTGTGAAGAAGTACAAAGTGGCCGAGCCACTCGATACTTCCGTACCCAGCGACCAGAAGGTAGTCGAGCTGCTGGAGAAGCTGGCGGCGCGCGAACTGACCGGGAACGCGGCCATTACTGCTGTCGAATCACTCGTTGCCTCAATGTGCGCTGACGGGCAGGACGTGTTTCGTCGCTTCCTGCTGAAAGATCCGAAAGCCGGCGTCGGTATCAGCCTGTGCAACAAGGTGTTCGAAAACCCAATTCCGAAGTTTGAGGTACAGCTGGCGTCTCCGTACAAGGAGAAAGGCGACAAATACCCATTTAAACCAAATCCAAAGGCCAAGTGGCCAATGATCGGCAGCCTCAAACTCGATGGTCTCCGGGTTATCTGCGAAGTCATCGTTGACGAGGAAGAGGTGAACTTCCTGACGCGTACCGGCAATCCGATTACGTCACTCGATCACCTTAAACCAGCCATGCTTGAGCGAGGCAGACTCTCCGGTTTCAAGCATATCTTTTTCGATGGTGAGGGTACTGCAGGTACGTTCAACCAGTCCGTGTCGGCACTTCGCAAGAAGAACGTGAAAGCCATTGGTGCCGTTTACCACATCTTCGATTTCTTCTTACCGGAGTGGCGTGCTCAGGCAAAAAGCAAAGAGTACCTGAAGACCGGCATGAAGCTGAAAGAGCGCCTGGCTATGCTGGTGGCGTTGTTCCGCAACACTTGCGGGGAAGATTACGCGCAAGATGTCCACCTGCATCCGTTCTACATCATCCATAGCCATGAAGACTTTATCGAACGCTTCATGAAGCGCCTGGACGAGAACGAAGAGGGGGAGATGGGCAAAGATCCGGATTCTGTTTACGAGTTCAAACGCACCCGCAGCTGGTGGAAGCTGAAAGACGAGGATTCCGAAGACGGTGAAATCATCGACTTCGAGCCAGGCGACCCGGACTCTGGCTTTGCGCATACGCTGGGTAAGATAGTGATTCGTCTGGAGAACGGCGTCATCGTTCGTGCCAGCGGTATCAAGCATAAGTACCTGGATGAGATCTGGAACAATCAGGAGAAGTATCGTGGACGCATCGTTGAGGTTCACTGCCATGAGAAAACGCCAGACGGTAGCTTACGCCACCCACGTCTGAAGTGGCCGAAATGTCTGCGAGATACCGAAGACCGTATTGGAGATAAAGACTGATGCTCGGCTGGATGATTGTATTTTTGGTCGTCGGCATTGTTATCGGCAGTCTGGTTACGTCCAGCTGCATCAACGATTACGTAAAAGCCGGTGTCATGCAGAGACGTGGCCGCATTTACCGCATTGTAGATATCACGTACACACTGAAGGATATTAAGGATGATCATGCTAAGTAAACGGGAGAAAGAAACTCTGCGTGAAATCAGCCAGTGGAAGGAGTTCTATGCCAACTGGAAGCCAAAGACCCGCGCCAAACTGGAACGTATGAATCTTGTCGCTAACGTTTCGCCAAAGGGATGTGTGGAGAACTATCAACTCACTGAAAAAGGACACTCACTGTTGCAGCAATTGACTGAGGCGGGGGCGTGGCCCTCGGCTTCAGTATCTGTCGCGATCTGGTCAGGCAGGAACTGAAAACCAAAACGCTTCGCATCGGTAAGCGTCTGTATCGGGTTGTTCACGAGACGGGAGTGCAGAAATGAGCAATTTGACCTCATTCGACTGGTGGCTGGCAACCTACCTTGTGGCGGCCGGCTTCGGATATGCCTTTTACATTGGTCAGTTAATCGTAAAGCTACTGCTGATCAGATTTGCCAGCCATAAACGCATAGATGACGGTCTGTGGCGCCTGGGTTCTCTGCTGGAGACTCACTACGGCGAACTGAAGGAGAACGAAACTATCACTATTCAAGCGAAGCGTTTTACGGCCATCATCACGAGAACGCCAGAACAGAAGGTGAGCTTGATCAAAAAGATAGCAACTGAACGAGTTACAGAAAAATAAGTATTTACTTACTTATCTATTATGTATAAGATTCATTTGTTTTCGTTGAGACGCGACTGTTTGAACGTTAAATATAACTGCAAACGAAGATACGTACCTGGCAGTAGCCTAAGAAGCCAAACACCAGCGAGGTCAGTTTCCAGCCTCGTCACCGAAATGGGACACACTGAGCGAGTGTGATTGCAGGGGTCGGTTTGGGAAACGGAAATTATTGTACGTTAAGAACATAATTTAACCGTTTCTGATTGGTAACTGATTGATTTATTGTCACTGACTATCGCATTTAAGTTATTGCGCTCACGCTGTCGCATTTAGGTTTTCTCATTACCCAAACATACAGGCTAAATGCCGTATAGTGCAGGAGTACACCCTATTGCGATAGCGCGATCTGTTCAAAAAACAGGCTTAACGTACAATAATTTCCGATCTCCAAACTCACCCCTTGCAGAACGCAGGATAGGGCATGTTGCACCACCCATGCCCTATTCGATGAAGTAACAGGATGGGCGGCTGGTTTCCTCATTCCATTCCATCATCCCGGTTTCAGACAGCTGACCGCCCATCCTGTTACGTCATTTCCATTACTTATGTCGTTTTATTTTGGGTTAAAAGCGGCGACGTAACCCGGCTGGCTTGGTTAGCCAGCGCACAACGTTGAGGTCACTGTTTTTCTTTTAATCATACAGGTGATTCCACAGAGCTGTAGTGACTGATCAATATGTTGGGTCGAACATAAATCGGTTCAGTGGCCTCAACGTTGTGAAAGCAGGATTCTTTAACCCTCTGGTGAAATCATTGTTGCCTATGTAGCCCCTGGTTTCACAACATGGATGATTCCATACATCCAATAAGATCGAAGAGTCTGGCGGCCATCAACCGCCGAGAAGGATTCCAGATCTTCGCTCTATGTGAGCGAGCCACAAGCCTCGTCTGGCACTAACGTAAAGTGCAAGTTGCGGGAAAGTTCTTGGTTGCCTGGTTGTCCATGAACAAGTACCGCCGCGAATAATGATGGTGTAGCTCAGTGGTAGAGCGGTTGACTGTGAATCAACTGGTCGGTGGTTCGAGTCCACCCACCATCGCCAACACAGCGCTGAACGGTTTGGAGTTCGCCACCACCGTCCGAACGGAAAGACTCCGCAAATGTCGCCAGACCGTTCAGCGCTGTGATAGACACGGCAGACGTTCTTAACCATTGATTCCTAGCATTGTATCAACACTTTTTAGCGCAAATTCCAAAGGGGCTTCGACCCCTTTTTTGCGTCTATGGAGGTTGGTAGTCAGATTGAAAATTCGTGGTTGTATTTGATAGCGACTTTTGGTTTTATGTTTTTCTTTAGTCGGTTAGTATCTTTTTACCATTCGACTAAGGGAAAAACGATGAGGCTTTACATAATAGGAAACGGATTTGATATTCGACATGGCTTGCCAACAGGATACAAGCACTTTAAGTCGTATGTAGCAAAACATGACCAAGAACTATATGACGCGATAGAAGAATACCTGCCTGCTGGAGACGAATGGAACGAGTTAGAAAGTGCTTTAGGCGCAATTGATTATGAGCTTATCCTTCAAAACAGTGAGATGTTTTTGGCTTCGTACAATACCGATGATTGGAGCGATGCCTATCATCACGATTACCAATATGAAGTAGATAAAATCACACGGATGCTGTCAGCTCGCTTGAAGGAGCAATTCGCTGATTGGGTTAAAGGGATTAACATAACCGATGCTTGCAATTCTGAGCAATACATCCCGCCCATATCAAGAGAAAGCCTCTATTTTTCATTTAATTATACCAATACCTTGCAGCAGATCTATGCCGTTCCAGACGCGCAAATCATGCATATTCACGGCAATTGTATTTACGATGACGATCTCATACTAGGTCACAGTTTTAGGGTTGAAAAGTCACTAAATCCATATATAGGGCCGGATCAAGATACAAGAATAGCAGAGGCATACGACAGCATAGACGAATACTTCGGTAATACATTCAAGCCCAGCGAAAACATAATTAAAGAAGAGAGCGTTTTTTTCTCGTCGCTTAAAAATGTGGATGAGGTCATTGTTTTAGGCCATTCGCTTGCCGAAGTTGACGGTGAATACTTCGCTGAAATAAATAAAAGCATCCAAGAAAATGCTCGATGGATAGTTGCTTTATATAGAGGTGAGGAAAAGTCAGGCAGCTTAGAAGATTATGATGTCAGAGACTCAAATATTTCTTACGTGCAGTATGAAGATATCTGAATGAGACTTCACATTATAACTATAATTGTGTAAAAAAATAAGGCTGGCAGTTTGTACCTTAAGAAAAATAGATAAGAGGTAGTTTAGTTATGATAAATTATACTGACGAATCAACTTTTATTGAAAAATACAAACCGTTTAGAAAATTTTGGACAATTTTATCACCTCACTTTGTATTTCAACTGCATTCACTTGCCAAAATGATAAGGGGTGAAGACCCAATTCAAGAACAACCTTCCAATGATGAAATTTTTCTTGAAGAGTATGAAATCTGTCTCAAAAATTGGAAAGACGCACAGAAACTTATATCTTTTGAGATTATTTTTCGGTTGCGAGATATAAAAAAATTGGAAGTTGAAAAAAAAGAGCATCATCGAAACAAGGATAAAGAAAAGAAAGAAAAGTGTATTGATGAAATAAATTTAAAAAAATTTGAAATTCTTATTCTTCGCCGTTGTATTGACTCACTAATTTGGAGCATACTTGATGAAGATCACTCGAGTTTGCGGCGTTTACCTATTAATACAGGCAATGACAATCTATCAGAAGATAACATAATTGATTCTATGGTCGCAGCCGATCTTATCAATCAGGACAAACACGCCGTAGCGATTGTCTCTGACATGAGTACATTTGTTCATGTGGGGGATTTAGTCACCTTTAATCCACTGGATGGCTTTCAACTCGTGGAAGTTAAAACAGGCAAAAAGAATAATGAGCTTTATGAAGCTGCCGAATTTTCTGTTATCTCAGAGTGTCCGAACTTTGAAGAAAACTTCATTAGCAATATGCCTGAAAATGATGTTAAGCAATTTAATCGCATAAAAAGGCAAATCGTTCGTGGTATGAATGTGCTGGAGGCGCTTAATACTGGCGAGGGCTTTGACAATCTTCATCAATCTAAAGTTAAAATCGATGAGATAGACCATCCATCTGAGTTTTATACCCACCGTTTAGTTAAAATGTGGGAGATTATTCGCGGAGGAAAAAATTGGGCAATTGATACTATTGATGAATGTTTGTTCTTAGGTATGTACCGTGATTCTAAAATGGGTTTTGTTGCCTTCAATGGATGGATGGATGGCCTCGATATAAAAAGCCCTGTTGTGAATATAAACGATTCATTCTTTGACCCTTTGTCTCGGCCATTTATGAGTTTGCATCTGCCAACTGAAATGCTCTCCGATCTCATGTCGGGACAAATAATCATCGTCATGTGTTTTGACAATGAACTTTTTTTTCACCGTGCTAACAAAGCGTACCCAGGTTTATTTCTCCTTAGCAATACGGCGAGAACAAAACAACCATTAGAAAATATTCTTCATGTTGGTTCGCAAGGGATAGCTTCTTACGTAGATGGGCATACCAGCTTTTTAGGTAATGGTATTGAATCCCGAATCCTTTTCGATCAGCAACGACCCGACAACATTATTGAGTGGAGCTATGCTAGAAGCGATCTCAAAAAGCAACATGAAGCATAAGCCGTTGGATGGGATTTCCCATCCCTAGATGGAGATGTCCAGAACCACAAATAATAAGTAATGACTTACCTATTATTTACGGGTATAGTTCTTTCAGTGACTCACTTGAAAGGACTCAATATGGGAAACAAACGTAAACAGGCGCGTCGCGCAGCTCGTCAGGCACTGAAGTCAAAGCCACGCATCCACGGCTACGAAATTGACACAATCATCGTTGACGAGCTGGCTGCAGCCCCTACTCTGCCACCAAAACCTAAACGCGACAACTCTCCCATCGAAGCGCGTAACGAGGCCCAGGCCCACTATCTTATCTCCCTCGATACCAAACCTCTGACGTTCGCCACTGGTGAAGCCGGTTGCGGCAAGACCTACCTGGCTGCTGCCGTCGCAGCGCAGCGTCTGCTGGATAAGGAAGTCGGGAAGATCATCGTGACGCGTCCGGTATTGCAAGCAGAAGAAGATCTGGGTTTCCTTCCGGGCGACATGAGCGAGAAGTCCGCTCCGTTCTTCCGGCCCGTCTATGACGTGCTACAGAAGCGTTTGGGTGGCTCGTTCCTTGAATAGGGGTCTGAGGTCCAACCATGCGAAAAACCACGTTAAGAAAGCAACCTTCTGAAAAGGCGACGTTTATCAGTTTTTTTTCCGGCCATAAAGGGGGCGGAAATTATTCCCTGCACGGGTATTCGCAAGGATTTCGGTAGTGCTCTGGCTCTGCCCCCCATAACCTGGCGGACAGAGCATGATTGGGAAAGCGGTACCCTCACGGCAGAAACGATTGACGCAGGCTATATTTCTATTATTCTGGAAATATAGATAAAGGAGGTATTATGGATTTAAACACTGCTGCAAACGCACTTCGAGAACTGGGCCACCCGACACGTCTCAGCATATACCGGGAGCTGGTCAGGGCGGGTCATGAAGGCCTGCCGGTTGGCGAACTGCAGAAGCACCTTGAGATTCCTGCCTCCACGCTCAGCCATCATCTTTCAGCGCTGATATCCGCTGGACGGCACTGTTGCAAATAGTCGGTGGTGATAAACTTATCATCCCCTTTTGCTGATGGAGCTGCACATGAACCCATTCAAAGGCCGGCATTTTCAGCGTGACATCATTCTGTGGGCCGTACGCTGGTACTGCAAATACGGCATCAGTTACC